GCCAAAGAAGTCAGATTGAGCAGACAATGTGACAGTCGCAGTAGTAGCATCTGTTAACTGTGGGTTAACCAAAATTGCTTCAATTTTACCTTTAAAGTAAAATTCTGTGTTTGCTTTTGCCAAGGTAGAGCCTGCGCCTTCATCCGGTGTACAAGCTGATTCAGCCATCATAAAGCGGAAAACAAGTTGTTGACCAATGAGGGCGTGAATTGCTTCCATGTCAGATGCAATGTAGTTTACAGTAACTTCAAGTGTAGGTGCATCGGACTGGCCTTGTACCTGAGAAGAAGTGTTTTGACCATAAACAGGTACGTTTACGATGTTTGCAGGTGTACCGATAGACGGGAATTCCCGTACGGAAGGCATGCGCACATGATCTGCGTCTGCTGTACCTGGAGTTGTCCCAACAAACAAAGCGGCGCATTCTGCGGCTGTGTCTGTACTGGCTGGGATCGTGCCTTTAAAGAAATCAAGGTAGGTAAAAATACCCGCACCAAGAGTTGAAATATGAGCCATTTGTTATTCTCCGTATATTTTAAATGGTATTATGTAACTTGCGCTATAAAGCGACTTGTTATATGGGTCTAGCCCTTCCACATTCAGATAAGATGTAGCAAGCTCTGTGCCATTAGCTAGTTTTTTGTTTTCAAGATTAATGTCGAGAATATCTGAGATAGCCATGATGCGAGATTGCCCTTCACCAGCTTTAACAAAGATTTTAACTACAATTAGTCCATTTAAGCTTTTAATGCCGCCGTGAGCGAGTTGGTCACTTGAACTGGGTAACACATTTAATCTACAGAATTCAGTTTCAGTACTAATTGTACCTTGGTAGTTGTCAGGATAAACATCTATGTTGTTTAATATCCAAGTTTCAGAAGCAAAAACAGCTTCAATGTCGTCTAAAACATTGTCATACATTTTATGCTTCCTTCACTAGGATTGCTTCAATAGTAAAACCATTGTCACTATAATCAATAATATTATATACCTTTTCGTTTACAGTTAAAGTGTCATAAACAGAAAGATTTACCCCAGATCGCAACATTGCAGTAACTGTAAACCCATCACCAGAGGGCTTTTGAGTTGACTGAATAATTACATCTACAACAATGCTTCCAGAAGTACTGATAGTACTACGAGTAGCAAAATCATAACCTGAAACAGATTTTGAAGAAAGTGTCCCTTGTTTAACCAAGTCTCCTGCAGCAGCAAATGCCTTATTAACGGCAGTAGTTACTTTAGCAGAAAGTGACATTAATTATTCCTCCACCAACCAGCACCTACACCTGTAGCACCTCTTCGAATAAGTGGACGAAGGGGTTTAATAACAAAGTTTGGCGTAATAGAAATTCGAGTAACATCATTGTTTGAATCACTTAAACTAATATTACCAATACTAATACTTTCGTATGTTTGTGTTGTTTGAGCCAATAAGTCTTCATTATTTAGTAAGTGTAGAGCTTGCTCGTAAACCGCTATCTTTACTGCGTTAGGTATTTCAGTAGTTGAAAATGTAACTTGTAATCCTAGTCGATTATCATAGTAAAGAGCGTTTTTACGAGGCCATGCAAGAGCTTGGGAAGGACTAACAGCGGAGCCAATCCACGGATTGTTGTCAATAATTTGTGTAGCAGTAACTAGTGCGTCTTCACGAGTTGCTTCTGTAGCTGTATCCCAGCTTGCAGAATCAATACGGGTTTCAAAGTATTCACTAGCATCTGTTATTTCTACATAACTATTAGTATTAAGAACTAAAGCCATTAGTCCCTCCTAGCTTAATTATGAGTGGTAAACAGGCAAGATGCCAAGGTTTAGTGCATCCATTTTACGAGTATACGAAGCAGATGCGGCGTAGTTAGCGTTGGTTGCAAAGGCGTTGGTTGCGCCAGCCCAGTCATAACCCATTGGGTGCATGATGAAACCATAACGATACCAGATGTTTGTAGAACCACCACCAGTGTAAGCAGCCGCATTGCGGTCAACTTCAACAGGAGTAGGTGTGTTCACAGGTGCAAAAGAAACAGAACCCGGCTTCAAGATGAAAGAACACTTAGAAGACTGTGCGTTCAAGTCACCAGAGGCTGGTGTAATTGTTTGGCTTGCACGAGTCATGATCAAGCGGAATTTACCACCGAATACTGTTGAGAACTCAAGGTTGCCATCAGTTACGGTTGTGTCATCTACCAAGTTAGCCGCACGCATTTCGGCCATAACTTCAGGAGAAGTTGCTAGATACATGAAGTCTGGCTCATGGTCTTTATAGGCCATGCCGATTGCTTTAAAGAGGCGCTCACCACGAGCAGCACCAATAGCAGAGGAGTCAAACAGTTTACGCTCATCAGAGGAACCTGTTGCTGCTGCGCCAAAGTCGCCAGCTGCGTTAACGTCTACAAAGAAGCCTGTGTTAGCTGCGTCTGCGTCTGTATCGAAAGAAACGATACCGCCGTTACCAGTACCACCAGCGTCACCAAGAGCAACTTCGTGGGCTGCAACACCTTTAAGAACAGACAACAAAGCATTACCTTCGTCATCGCCACGTACTTGTGCAAAGTCACGGGCAATCTTTGCAAGACCGTCTTGCTTAGATACAACTTCTTGCAAGTTAACTTGTTGTGCACCAAAGGTACGAACAGTCTTGACATAGTTGGCAATGTCAGTTGTGATGTCGGTGTAAGTACCGTCTGTTGCAGAAGACAATGATGGAACATTGATGTTTGCAGACAGTGGTTTGTACCAACGGAACTGACCAATAAAGGATTCGCCATCAGCGTTGATGTCGTCACGTTGACCAACGATGCCTGTTGAGTTTAGTTTCTTTTCAGTTGTGTAAGCTTCGTCTGCATAAGCAGAGATTGCGAGAGCTACATTTTGAAAGTCTGTATTTGTAATAGCCATGATTTATTTCCTTGTGGTAACTATTATATATTAATAAGAGTAATTGCCTAATTGACCTTTTGAGGCCAAGGCGAGAACTTCCTCTGTTGTCATTTCACCAATAGTTTTCTTTTGTTCCATTGATGGAATGCCAGAATTATTTGAAGTGCCAGCACCAGTATTGGCCTTAACACGAAACAGAAATGAATTATCTTCGTTTTTAGAATAAGCTGTAATAAAGTCCTTAATATTAGTTCCTGTTTTATGAACCCAAAGACCATCATCATTCTGAACGAGTTGCTCAACAATATCACGATAGGCCATTTGACGACTGCGCTCATTTCGGAATTCTAGGCTTCCAAGCGCTGAATTAACTACGCTATCACGGTTAAGCTTTACGTTTTCTTCTTCGAACACTTTTAGCTTAGCCTGAGCCTCTGCTAGCTTCATTTCTAAAGCTTCTTGCAGTTTACCTTCTTCTTCTAGGCGTTGGATTTGTTCTTGCTTTTGTTTTTGCTCAATCTCAACTGCCTTTTTAAGAGCTTCGTCTCGCTCACTTGCCATGCGATCCATATTGGATTTCATTTTGGCAAGTCTCTCTTGGACTTCACGTTCAATCGGATCTACCTCACTATCAGTATCAGCGACAGTTTCCTCATGAACAGTTTCTTGTTCTTGAGTCTCATTGGACTCTTCGTTTGCAGTTACTTCTTCAACTACTTTATTTTCTTCACTCATTCTTTTTCCTTCCAAGCACAGCTTGAGTTATATTTTATGTTAAGAGTTACAAACTCTAATTAAAGTCGCATAGGCTATTACAAATAACTATGGACCAATTCCATACCAGTCCTCACCTTCACGGATTGGAGCTAATATGTCTTTTCTAGTAATCTTATTAGGAGGATCAATAAGACCCAACTCTCTTGCTTTATTTAAGAGTTCATTGTAAGATTTTCTTGAAAGACCTTCTTTTCGCATTTCACGCAAGGTCTTCCTAATAGTATCACCTTCAAGAGCATCAGCATAGATGGTCCTTAAAGCAGTTTTAGCACGATTTGCTTCCGATATGTTAGTAAAGAAAGCATCGTGAATCGTAGCAGTATCGACGCCATTTTTACGCCCCCATAAATGGAAGCGCCGTACGATAGCAGCGTCATTGCTGTGATTTCCGTTAACACCTAATCCAATTCGTGCATCATTAAGAGAACCTTTACCTAAAAGTTTTCCATCTTCTGCACTTGATTCATAAATGTTAGAAATTCTTCGACCCGAAATTGAGTCATTAAAGTCTACACGCTCTTGTATCTTTGGACGATACCTTTGCATCATAACTTTACCGTCAAAAGTAACCCAAGGAATATCTACCTTTTTGGTGTCTTGAACATAAGCAGTTGCAACTTGTTTCCAATAGTTTATAAAGTTATCGGTTACGGGTGCTCTCTGCGCAAGGTTCTTAGACATAATCCTTGAGACTTCTGAGAATTCTTTTGGGCCTATTATCCCTCTTCGAGAGCTAGTAAGCTTTCTTACAAAGTCAGCAGTATCTGGATGGATATCCGCTGCTTGTTTTAGTAGTGTTCTTCCAACAGGCTCATTCTTATTGATTAACTCAACAAGCTCATCTCTAAAAGAATTTAATTCTGCAACAACACTAACTGCATCTTCTCGATTAGCAATCTTTATTTTACCATCGATAATACGAAGTTGTTCTGACAAGTTAGCTTTAGTTACAGTAATAAAGCCCTTATCGTCTAATACTTTAGAGAGTTTGTTAGCAACATTAGCGGTTTTAGTAGCAGAACCAGCACCATAAAAGGAAACCATGTTCTGAGCCTTAGCGGCTTTAGCTAAATCTTCCCAAGTTAAACCTGCATCTCTTAATCCAGCAATTTTTATAAAGTCAGGATCGTTAACCGTATCCATAGCAACCAAGTCATAAAGCCTATTCTTCTGAGTTGTAGCTAATACATTAGATGCTTGTGAAACAGCCCTGTCTCCTGTAGACAAACCAATAATTTGAGCACCACTAGAAGATGCATCGTTTTCTATCATTAGTTTAGTTCTATAAGAATTAAGCGGCCTACCTTGCTTTAAATGCCGATTGATTCTAGCATACTCAAGAGCCATACGAGACATCTTTGCGACTTCTGCACCCTCTAAACCCCTAATAATAGGGTGTTGAAGAAACTCACGTAGCCTTCTGTCCCTTTGAGTCTTAGACATCATAATTTCGCCCAGCTCAATAATCTTTTCTTGATTACGAGCAAAAATAGCTCTACGACCCGCTTGGGTTAGTGCTTCTGTTCCAGGTCCAATAAGTGCGCCTATTTGTACTTGTAGCTCATCAAAGGCACCATCATTCATAGCGATAGACTTGCCAGAGTTTAAAAAGGGTCTAACAAGCTCACCCCCTGTGGGTGTTAAGTAACCTCTGTGATATACACGACCACGAGAATCAATAAAAGCAGTTGTCCTAAAGTTTTGACCTCTTTGTGCATGGTACTTGGCCGTAGACATTAGCCCATAGCCCTGTTCCCCTCTATTTAGAATTTCATGACGAAACTCATTAATACTGTCAAAGTATTTAGAGTTACCTCTTGGGTCTCTAAATCTAGCGATATCATCCATGAACCCAAAGAATTCGTTATCAACTCCATACTCAACCTCCATAACGTGGTTTAGCATTTGAGCCATTTCACGATCAATTTGTTTTGGATCATAATCTGCAAACTTATCACGGGAAATCAGAGGTAGTCCTGTGTTATTACCTCTTGCGTCTACATAAGTCTTATTGTTAGCTTTAACATAAAGCCTATCTCTTGCTGAAGTAATTCCCAAGCGCCTAGAAATGGTAACTTTTCTTTCTGCCTCTTGAAGCTTTAAAAGGTTTTTATTAACTACAATAACTTCTCTAGAGATTGTATCTTGCCACCCGCCAGATGCCCTACCAGTGTCTAAGTCTAAAACACCTCTACGGGTTTTACCTCTAAACTGAACTTTAATAATACCTTGATCTTTGAATAACTTTAATATCTTAGATCCTTCCTTGTGGAAATCTTTAAGAGTATGTTTTGTAAAAGGTATTATATTCTCAAAATCTTTGGAAAAAGATTTACCAATATTAATTGCTAAAGTATCATAGTCGGTAGATTGCCCTGAAGCAATTAACTTAGAAATTTTAGTAAGACTATCAATTGCCTTTTCATCAAAGATATTGT